GGGGGGAGCCCGACTTAGTCTCGTCTGTGTAAACGTGACCCGTCGTGCTCATCCCTTCCGTTATGGTGTGCTGGTTAAACCATCCTACAATTTCCGGTGAAATAGAAATTATAGAATCGTCACCATAAAAAACACATGCTACGCGCTTGCGGAAGCCTGAAAGAGTAGGGATTGCTCCCACCTCCTCCTGGCCAAGCAGGTAGACATACCGGAAGATGAACATGTTGTACATACAGTTCACCAATGTGGTCAGGGGGTTTCCCGAAGGTTGAGAGTGATTCAGTTGAATCAACGAGGATCTAATGAGCCACGTTGAGTTAAACAGATACTCCATCAACACTTCACGGATCAGAGCATTCTCAGAACCATCGGCGTACCAACTACTTATAACAGCAGCAATACGCCCAAGGATCTGAGAATTCAACGAACCATCGAAATTCGAGAAATCCCCAGCAACCACATGAGGTGAAACACTACGCAAACGAGCAACAATATGGTCCCAGTCACAACTATAAACGTTGGTACCGAGACCAATCTCATTCTCAATGCGATTCTCCATCACGTGCTGCATATAGGTAAGAAAATACCTACGAATAGCAAGTGAGAGTCCAAGGTTAGCAGCAGCAAAAACGCGTGTTTTGCCGATGCTAGCCTTCTCGAGCGAGGTACGCTCATCCTTGAGGTTTGCCTGGAAGATTCCAAGCAACGGATCGATTATTCCCTGGCGTGCCAGAGAAATAATCTCTTCAACATGGTCAAAAACGAGCGGGTGGTCAACAATGTATTCATCAGAACCTAGCCAGGTAGTCTTACCTGGTTTCTTAGCATCACGATGAGCAGAATATGGGAATCCTGCAGATGTGTGCCTATTGATAGGTCCAATAAATTCATATCCAGAGAGTCCAACAATGGATTCTTCATGGGATAATACCTTTTTAGGGGCATTACCCGAAGAACATTGAGCATTCAGGGTGTGCATGATGTCGTTAGCGCAGATGTCAAGCAGATCGTCACGCAGGGCAACAGTGGGCTTAGTCACCTTCAGAGTATTCTTAATTAAAAGATCCTCTGTAGGGTCATAAAGCTTCGCTGGTGCCTTGCAGACTGGAAAGAGGTCAAACAAAGGAGAGTGTTCAATGGCAGACTTGGTCGGGGAAGGAGCACTTTTGCATATACCAATAGCCTTGGTGTTGGGCAAACTGGTAGCAGCAAGCTTGGTGTCAGGGAGTTGGGCGGAAATGTAAGATTGACATTGGGGAACAATTTCTAAATCCTCCTGAGTGAGAATCTGGGAGTAAGCGACACCGGAGCAACCGGCAACGTGAACTCCCAGAATCTTATAGGAAGATTGGGGATTAAACAAAACATAGGGGGAACCACAGTCACCATTCTCAGTGTTTCCACTGACAACGATACTGTCACGGGAGTAATAGGTCTTGCCGTGCTTAGAAGAAGCGGCAACAATGTCTTGAATACGGAGGAAATTACATGTATCAATCAAAGGGACAACAAGGGAGGAGTTACCAATTTTAGTGCGGACTGTTCTCATTACTTTAATCTGACTACGGTGGGGGACGAGAGTGGCGGATAGAGAGGACAGGTCACTTTTGGTAGGAA